TCACAGCTTGATGAAATCATTCAGAAAGAGAAAGCTAAGGCCAAGCGCTCTGCTGAAAAAGAGTATCAAGCTAAGATGGACGAAGCTGAAAAGCTACGCAAGATGAACGAAACTCAAAAAGCAGAGTATGAACAAGAAAAACAACGAGCATACATTGCAGAGCTTGAGGCGAAAATCAATCGAAGCGGACTTGAGCGAGAAGCCTCAAAAATGCTTTCTGAGGGCGGTATTATTGCAGACGATAAAATCCTAGGGCTTATCGTTAAAGACACCGCAGAAAGAACGCAGGAGGCTGTAGAGAGCTTTGTAGCTTTAGTGAATGACCTAGCTGACAGAAAAGTTGGCGAAAAATTAAAAGGTAAGACTCCTAAAAAAATGGAAGAAACAACCGCTGGAGAAATTACCAAGGAACAATTCAACAAAATGGGATATCGAAGTAGAAACGAATTACTGCAAAATAACCCCGAACTATATCATAAATTGAAAGGATAATGAATAAATGACACAAACTAAAATTGCACAATTAGTAAACCCTGAAGTTATGGCAGACATGGTTTCAGCTAAATTACCAAAAATGATTAAATTTACACCACTTGCTTACGTTGAACGTGAGTTAGTAGGACAACCTGGAAACACTATCACAGTTCCTAAATGGGAAATGTCAGCAGACGCTAAAGATATCGCTGAAGGCGAAGCAATCGTCCCTGACCAATTAACTACTGCTAAATCTACTATGACTATTAAAAAAGCTGGTAAAGGTATCGAATTAACAGACGAAGCTATTCTTTCTGGTTACGGAGACCCAATCGGTCAAGCAACACATCAAATCGCTTTAGCTATTGCAAACAAAGTAGACAACGACTTAATCGTTGAAGCTAAGAAAGCAACTCAATTCGTTGCGGAAGCTCCTACAACTGGAGCTGCATTGGATAAAGCTTTAGCAGTGTTTGCGGATGAAGAAGACGCTCGTTATGTTGCGCTTATCAATCCAGAAGACGCTATTGCTTTACGTGCAGATACAGCTAAAGAATGGGTTCGCGGTTCAGAAATCGGTGCTGATATTGTTATTTCTGGAACTTTTGGTGAAGCTCATGGCGTTCAAATCGTACGCTCTAAGAAAGTTGACAAAGGTAAAGGATTCCTTGTTAAAGTTTCTGCTGTTGAAACAGATACAGACGATGTTGCTAAGTATGGAGCATTCGTTATCAACTTAAAACGTGATGTGGCTGTTGAAACAGACCGTGATATCCTTAAAAAGACTACAGTAATCACTGGTGACGAACACTATGGTGTTTACTTATACGACCCTACAAAAGTCGTTAAATTTGGAGGTAATGCTTAATGGGTATGTTGTTACGACGACATTATCCACAAAAACCTGCTGAGTCTGAGATTATCACTTATGACGAGTTAACAGTTAACGAGTTAAGAGATATCGCAAGAGAACGTGAAATCAAAGGCTATTCAACACTAAGCAAAGAGGAACTTATCGCAGTATTATTGGAGGGATAACATGGAAAATATCGCTCAAGCAAAAATATTGCTAGGTATTGAAGACAATCTTCAAGATAAGTTACTAAGTACAATAGCCAAGTTGACGACTGCTAACTTTTTAGCTTACGCAGGCGTGGATGATGTTCCAGAAGGTCTCGAGTATATTATTACCGAGGTCATTATTAAACGGTTTAACAGAATTGGTGCTGAGGGAATGAGTAGTCAATCCCTCGAAGGCACCTCTATGAGGTTTGATTCCGATGATTTCAAAGAATATGACAGCGTGATTAAGCGAGTTTGCTCGAAAACATTCAATGCGGGGTTTAAGATGCTATGAGATATAACGAAAGAGTGGAAATTATCACTAATCAACAAGAAGAGTACAATCCAGAAACGGGCGAATATACTTCTAATGAAGAAGAAAAGATTATCGTCCCAGCTCATGTAATGGACTTGGGGATTGATAAGCAAGTCGCAGTATTTGGAGAGTATAAACGTGGTTCAAAAGTGGTTTATTTCCAAAACACGCCTAAAATCTCATTCACTTATCTAAACTATCGTAATGAACGCTATAAATGTAGAGCAGATAAACAGTCTGGAAGAGTATTTTATTTAGAAAAGGATAATTCTGTTGGCTAGTATGCAATTTGAATTAAAAGGCCTTGAAAAACTTCAAACTAAACTTCAAAAAGTCGCTAAAATGGAAGAGGTTGAGCGTATCGTTGAGAAACACGGTACTGAAATGCAGAAAAAAGCAGTAAACAACGCTTCCAAGTTCAGAGGGCACTATGAGGGTCGAGGCAAAAATAAACATTTTGTCAAACCGACAGGGGCGACTAAGCGTTCTATCTCTGTTAACAGTAGCAAGATAGATAGATTTAGATATAGAGTGGCTCCAGGGACTGCTTACGCTGCTTACGTTGAATTAGGAACTCGCAAAATGAGCGCACAACCGTTTATCAAACCAGCTTTTGACGAACAGAAAAAACTATTTAAAAATGATTTGGAGAGGTTGGTTAAATGAAATCAAGAGAGCAAGCAGTTTTTGACAGCGTATTTAAACGTTGCCAGAATTTAGGGTATAAAACGTATGACTACAAACCAGACGACAATGTGCCTTATCCGTTCGTTGAGTTAGAGGATACTACTTCTATATTAGTACCTAACAAAACGGACGTGAAAGGTACAGTCGAGTTTGTCTTATCGGTGTGGAGTACCCGTAAAAAACGTAAACAAGTATCGGATATGTGTTCGAGTATCCTAGCAGAATCGATGAAGATTGTTGAGGCGGACGGCTATCATATAGCCTTAAATATCTCGCAATCTACAATATCGATTTTCGATGACAACACGACAGTCGAACCACTCAAGCGTGGTCGTGTTCGTCTAGTATTTACAATTTTATAAGGAAAGAGGTTAAATAAATGCCAGTTGCAAAAAAAGGTATTGACAGTATTTTATTATTTCGCTTATTAGGCGAAGCAAGCAAAGCAGACGGTGCTAAGTTAGCATTCCAAACTGAACACTCAACAGAAAAGAGCCGTGATACTAATTCGGTTAAAACTAAAGACGGTGTTTTACAATCAGTCGGTGGTATTGAAGTTTCAATCACTGCTACAACAATCATGGCGGAAGACGATGAGCTTGTTGCAAAATTAGAAACTGCTATGGACAAAGGCGAACTTGTTGAAGTTTGGGAAATTGAAAAGAACGCTAAGAAAAAAGGCGATAAATTCGAATCAGTGTATTATCAAGGTTACTTAACATCATTCAAGAAAACTAAAAACGCTGAAGACTTAATCGAATTAGAACTTGAATTTGCGGTAAACGGAACTGGAGTTAAAGGTTATGCAACTTTAAACACTAGTCAAGCAGAAGTGGTTCAATATGAATTCGCTGACACAACAAAAGGAACAGCAAGTCCAGCAAGTCCTGTAGCTGCTTCACCTGGAATCGGTGGTTAGAAATTAAGAGAGGTTCACGCCTCTCTTTTTTATTGTATTTTTTAGAAAAAGGAGAAATAACAATGCAATTAAAAATCAATGATAAAACTTACAACATTAAATTCGGAGTGAAATTCGTTCGTGCGCTTGATAAAGCTTATCCAATCGAACAACAAGGTTTGAAATTCGGAATGGCTCTATCTGCTAAAATCCCAGAATTATACGCAAAGAATATCGCATCATTGGCAGATATTATCTACTATGGAACGGTTACAGAAAGTCCTCGTCCTTCATTATCTGAGGTTGAAACTTACGTTGAAGAGTGTGAAGATCTAGAACAATTGTTTGATGATGTACTTCAAGAATTGAGTGAGTCAAACGCAGGAAAGTCTTTGATGTCGGAGATGAACCAAGGCCTCAAGAAGAAATAATTGAGAAATCATCTCTAGAAACGTTTGAGGAAATCATTATAAATTGTGTTCGATTTTTAAACATTACGGACATGAACGAGATAGGGCGTATGACAATGTACGAATATGACTTGTTGATGACTGGAGTGTTGTTAAGAAAGCAAGATGAAGATGAACTCTTACATCGTTCTGCTTGGTTAACTAGACAGGTAGAAGCTACTAAGTCGGACGGTAAAACTCCTTTGTATCGAAAATACAGTGATTTTTATAAGAAAAAAGATACTAATAAGCAAAAGTATCAGCTCTCAGACAAAGAGAAAGAACTCTTACTGAGAGCAAATACGTAATGAAAGGAGGAGTATAATGGCAGAGACTTATTCAGTCGAGGCGGTGCTTACCGCTGTAGACAAGGGAATGAGTTCTACTTTGAACGGACTACAAAAAGCAATCAACGGACTTCAAAAATCGTCGAATGCGTTCGATACGATTTCAAATAAGAGTTCGTCAATGTTCAAATCTATGCTTGGCGCCAACCTTGTTAGTTCAGCGATTACATCCGCTTTTGGTAGTGTTAAAAACACATTAGGCGAAATGGTCGGAGAGTTGAATAGTTCTAAAAAGGCTTGGGATACGTTCGACGGAAACTTGAGTAAGCTAGGTTGGGGAAAAGACCAAATCAACGAGGCAAAAGAGGCTATGCAGGATTATGCGACTAAAACTATCTACTCAGCCTCAGACATGGCAAGCACGTTCTCTCAAATGGCGGCAATCGGTCGAAACGATAGCAACGAACTTGTAAAGGCTATGGGTGGTCTTGCTGCATCGTCTGAAAATCCTAAACAAGCGATGAAGTCCCTATCTCAACAAATGGTGCAAGCCCTAGCTAAGCCAAAGTTAACATGGCAAGATTTTAAAATCATGATGGAACAAGCTCCAGCAGGTATGAGCGCAGTTGCTAAAGAAATGGGAATGTCGCTAAATGATTTGATTCTCAAAATTCAAGCTGGAGAAGTTAAAACTGATGATTTCGCTGAGGCGTTTAAACGTGCTGGTATGACAATGCAGGACATGGCTACGAGTTATAAGACGATAGACCAAGCGCTAGACGGATTGAAAGAAACACTTTCAAACAAACTTAAACCAGCTTTTGACACATTGTCTAAAGCAGGTATTAAGGCACTTGAGGCAATCATGAACCAACTTGACAAGGTTGACTTCAATAAACTAGCAACAGGGATTGAGAGTTTTGTAAGCAAGATTGATTTCGATGCAGTCATTGAAAAAATAACATCGTTCGTTGGTTCTGCTGTTGCTAAAATTAAAGAATTTTGGCAAGGCTTTACAAACACGAGCGCAATATCTGACTTTAAACAGGCATTGAGCGAAGTTTGGGAGGCTGTTAAGAAAGTATTTTCTTCACTTGCTGGAGGAGATACGGCTTCATTTGGCGAAAAGGTTGGGAAAGCCTTGAGTGCAATTTCAAAGGCATTACAGGCTTTTGCTAAAATAGTTCAAAGTCTAAGCCCAGAACAGATTAGGGCGATAGCGACTGCATTTATCGGTTTTAAAGTGGCACAAAGGTCAACAAAATTATTGGCAAATGCTTTAATCGGATTGAGCAAAGGAGTAGGCGCAATCAAGGCTGTTTTTGGCGGTTTAGCAAGCTTTACAAGTGTGGTGAAAGCCTTACACGGTATCGCAAAAGGTTCTCAAGCTGCTAGCTCGGCATTAACATTCTTGTCTGAAAGTTCAAAACTTGCTAAGGGTGCAATGATTGGATTGAATATCTTTAGTAAGGTTGGCGGTTGGATTGGTTCAGCGGTTTCAGCAATCGTTGCTTTCCTTGGACCAGTTGGATTGATTATTGCTGCGGTCGTGGCAATCGGTGTAGCGTTTGTTATTTTATGGAACAAATGCGAAGGTTTTAGAAATTTCTTCATTGGGTTATGGGACGGTATCGTCAACGTTGCCTCAAATGCTTGGAAAGGTATTCAAGGCGCTTGGGACGGTATGGTAGAGTGGTTCTCTAATCTATGGAACGGAGTAAAAGAAACTGCTTCAAATGCTTGGAACGGTTTCCTTGAGAAAGCTAAGCCAGTTATAGACGCTATTAAAAAAGCGTGGGATAGCATTACAGAGTTCTTCAAAGGACTTTGGGAAGGCATTAAAACGATTGCCTCGAATGTTTGGAATAGTTTCCTAGAGGGCGCTCAACCAATCGTGGAGGCTTTAATGAATGTATGGAACGCCTTGACGGAGTTCTTTACGACATTATGGGACGGTATTGTTTCAATCGCTAAAACGGTTTGGAATGGTATTGTCGAGGTTGTAACTGCTGTTGTTGAGACGGTTAAGAACGTATGGAACGGAATAGCGGAGTTCTTTAGCAACCTTTGGAAAGGAATTACAGAGGCGTCTACTATTGCGTGGAATGGCTTTGTTGAGTTCATGACTCCTATTATTGAAACAATCAAAGGATTGTGGAATGGTTTTGTTGAGTTCATGACTGGCGTTTGGAACGGTATTGTTTCAGTTGCTACTACTGCTTGGAATTTACTACAACCTATCGTCGAAGCGGTTTGGACTGGTATTCAAACATATATCTCAACCGCTATTGAAAATATTAAAACTGTTATCTCAACAGGAATGCAAATTGTTCAAGAAGTGTGGAATGCTGTATGGACGGTGTTTACTACAATCGTTCAAACTGTATGGACTGTTATTTCGACAGTTATTTCAACTGTCTTGAATGTGATAGCAGGCATCATTAACACAGTTACAGCCGTTATCAAAGGCGATTGGAGTGGTGCTTGGGAGGCAATCAAAGGTATAGCCTCTACTGTTTGGGAAGGTATTAAGACAATCATTTCAACAGTTATCAATGCAATTAAGGACATCATTAGTACCGTTTTGGGAGCTATCAAAAATACTGTTTCAGCAATTTGGGAAGGTATTAAGAGCATTTTCACAACAACAATAAATGCGATTAAAGAAACTGTGGTGAATGTCGCAAACGCCATGAAAGAAGGTTTCTTGGGTGCGATGGACGCACTTAAAGGTGGAGTTTCAAGTGCTATTGGGGCAATCAGTGGTTTCTTTGGAAAATTATGGAACATTGATTTAAGCGGTGCAGGTCGTGCGATTATGGACGGTTTCCTCGGTGGGTTAAAATCTGCATGGAGTGCGGTTACTGATTTTATCGGTGGAGTTGCTAACTGGATTGCGACACACAAAGGTCCTATCTCTTATGACCGCAGATTGCTTATCCCTGCTGGGTTTGCTATCATGGGCGGTTTCAATAGAGCTTTAATGAGCGGATTTGAAGTTGTAAAAAGCAACGTGTCTGGAATGGCTGGCGGTATTCGTTCAATGTTCGATGACGCAGGTTCTAGAGTTTCAGCGATGTCTAATGCGCTGCAGGGCGATTTCTCAAATAATGTATCTGGCACATTATCAGCTACTTATGAAGTCAACCAGTCGAAAGAGCCTGCTGTTATTAACCTTGCTCTAGGTTCAAATGACTTCAGAGCCTTCGTTTCAGATATTTCAAATATTCAAAGTAAAGAAGAAAGGATAAGATTGAAGGCTTCAAGCCTTTAATGGTGGTTTAAATGTATACTTTTAATGACACGACAAAAGGCACACCAACATTTAACTCTGGTTTAGAAGTTCAATTTGGCGGTGTAAGCCTCAATCAAGAAATGAATAACGAGGACGGAACGTTTTTCGTGGCGAATACCACGGGACGGGACGTCCTTGATTTTCACCATGAAACAGCGAATATAAAAGGTAGAGATGGGCAATATCTCTATGGCACGACTTATAAAGAGCGTGAAATTGAGGTACAGGTTAGATTAACTGGATATACTGATTTAGGCATGCGAAAACAGTATGAGCGTTTAAACCGCTTGTTGTTTTCCCGTCAAGCTAAGAAATTAGAATTTGGCGACGATGGAGAGAGATATTACAAAGCAATCTTTTCTAAAGTTAAAAAACCAGAATTGGAAGACGCAAACGACACAGTTATCAAACTACATTTCATTTGTTATGACCCGTTCAAATATACTGAGCCTAAAAGCACAGGAAGTAACAAGGTAACTTATAACGGGGACTTTCCAACAGAGCCTATCTTGTACCTCACAACGCAAGCAAGTTCTGAAATCCGTATTCTACACCTTGAAACTCAAAAATATATCAGATTAAAAGCTACTTACGTTCAAGATTCAAGTCTGGTAATTAATTGTGAAACTAGAGAAATCACGTTAAACGGCAGAAACGAGTTGAAAAACTTTGATGTGGTTAACAGTCGATATTTCAAACTTCAAAAAGGCGTAAACACATTTCAAGTTGAGGGTGCGACATTGAATGATATCCAGTACAAAGAGGTGTTTGCATGATTTATTTATTCAATCAGACAGAGGAATTGATTGATGTAATCGATGAAGCGAGCCTTGCGGATTTCACACATACGATTGAATCGAATCAATTCGATAGAGCGAGCTTTGAAGTCCCTGTAGATTACAAGCCTGAAATTATCAAAGAAGCCCAGTTTTTCGGATTCCAATCCCGAGACGGGGCTTTTTGCTTGTTCAGAATTTCTGAAAAATCTTACGACATCGGATTAACTATCCAAGGGATTGATAGAGCGGAAAGCGACTTGCATTCATTCATCATCGAGAATAAGCGCCCTAGAGGAACTGCTGAACAAGTATTAGGCGGAATATTAGAAGGAACAGGCTATCAACTAGGAAATGTAGACGGCTTGACTCGAACAGGTAAATTGAGTTTCTACTACATTTCTGTTCGTCAAGCGCTTGTTAAAATAATTGAATCGTATGCTTGCGAGTTTAAAGTCAGATATACCTTTGTAGAAAATAAGATAATCGGACGATACATTGACTTAAATCAACGTTTTGGACGTGTTACAGGTCATCAGTTCGAGTATGGTTCTAACATTCTGAATGTTACCTACGAAGAATCGTCCGATGACGTTGTAACGGCCTTGATTGGTCGTGGTAAGGGTGAACAAAGCACGGACGACAACGGTGAAGCTACTGGCGGTTACGGTCGTAGAATTCAATTTAAAGATGTTGTTTGGTCTACTGCTAAAGGTGACCCCGTCGATAAGCCAGCAGGGCAGAATTATGTAACAAACGAAACTGCGAGAAATATCTACGGTTTACATCAAAACGGCGTTATTAAGCATCGTTTCGGTGTATATACCAACGAGGATATTGAAGACCCTACGGAGTTGCTAAAAGCGACTTACAAAGAGTTACAACGCTTATCTGTTCCAATTGTTACATTTAAGGCTAACCTTTTAGATTTAGCTAATGCGATTGAGAATGATATTTGGATTGGAGATAGCGTTGGAATTGTAAGAGACCAAATAGGGATTGCTTTTGAAGCTAGAATCCATAAATTAGTCATCGATAAATTGGATAATAACCGTTCAGTTGCTGAACTAGGCGATTATCAAACGTTGCAAGCTAAAGACCGTGCAACACGTCAACAAGCTATCAAAGACGCAGTGAGTGGATTTAGTGAATCGTTATTTCATGAAGCTATTGCGAATGAAGTTGAAAGACGAAACAAAGAAATTGACGAAAAAGTTCGTATTATACAGCTTGAAATTGATAACGTTGTAAAAGAATACAAAAACAAAGCTGAAGATTTCAGTTCTAAAATCCATGAAGAAGTGGAGAAAGAGCGTCCTGAGTTCTTGAAACGTATCCGTGAAGAGTTGATGAGTGGTGCGGACTCAATCGCTGAATTGAGTAAGAAATTAGAACAAGTCAGCGAGACCGCAAGAATCAACGCTGGACTTATCGGCGGAGACGGAACAGCTATTTACAACAAAAATCGTCTCAATGGTAGCACAGCTAAGAAAATCGCCTACGGTACTGATTTTGTCGAAGTTGGACACAATGGAGAAGGCTTTGAGCTAGGTAAGCAGTACGTTATTAGTTGGTCAGCAACATGTACGGTTTACGGAAAGACAGACGTTACTGTGATAGTCAAGAAGAATCCGTTCTATGGCGGACACGTTCATTTTGAGC